CTGTGCGCTGCCCCATGCTGTGCCGGAGCCGGTCGCCAGCCCCATTGCTGCGAGGCGGGCATTTTCCTGATTGCGTTGCTGGTCGACCAGCGGCTGATTGACTGCCCGGTAGGCGTTCATCACGTCGCCGTTGACGTCGAACCCGCCACCCATGCCGCCCATGATTTCGTTGGCCTTGGTGTTGTAGGTGTCCATCAGCCCTTGGTCGCCGGCACCCAGCGTCTGACTCACCGAGCCGTCCGGGTTGTAGGTCACACCGCCGCCGAACGCATTGGTCGTGTTCAGGCGATTGCCGGCGGTCTGGTTGTCGATGGCCTGCTGGTTAAGCTCTTGTCCCTTCAACTGACTGTCCCAATTCCGCGCTTGTGCGTAGTCCTGGTTCTGCCGGTTCATTGTCTGCTGGTCTTGGGCGTTCTGGATATTAGTTGCGTTCGCCCAGTCCATATTCTGACGCGCCATCAAGTTGGCGTAGTTCGCAGTTTCTCTGTTTGACTGGTTGTTCGTCACAGCATTCTGAGTGTTCATCTGGTTCGCAGCATCGCGGTTCTGCTGCGTCCACATCTGCTGGTACGCCGCTGCTTCCCGCTGTTGGTTAATCGCGTCCTTTTGGGCACTGGCAGCTTTCTTGCTGGCCTTGCCGCCACCGATTATGCTACCTGCTGCTCCGATTGCCGGACCAGCTACGCTAGCAACTCCCATAATCTTCTCCTAAGTATCTACACGTGGAGGGCCACATGACAAAATGCACGATGTCTCCGCGCTCACCGGGGAGGTAGTTTTTGAACACGCCCTCCAGTTCGAACCCGAGGCGGAGGTTCAGGGCGACGGCCTTGTAGTTGTTGCCGATGACAGCGCCGGTAATGCGCCGAGCGCCGAGCGTCTTGAAGGCGAACGAGAAGACGGCGTGCAACAGTTGGCGCGTGATTGCCGCCGGGTGGTCGATGCGGTTGTGGATGCAGACGTTGCTGCCGTTCCAACTGTTGAACATCACCGCCCCGATCAGTTCGCCGTCCTTCTCGGTGCCGAAGCAGGGGTTCCCGTCGAGGTAGTCCACATCGACCTTCTCGGAAATCCACATGCCGAGTTCCTTGTCCCGATTGCGGTCGTTGATGAGGATCACACCACACCACCCTTCTCCATCAGCCAGTCGGTCGACACCCATACTGTGTCGCTGCTGGTGTCGATGCCAAGACGGACGGAAGCTGCGTAACCAATGCCGACTACGCTCACCCATTGCTTGTCACTCTGCGAGCCTCCTGCCCAGACGTCGCCGCCATCCCACAACGAGGTGTCCCACACGCCGAAGTTGGACGTGTTGAACGATGCCGGTGGGGGCTGCGTGGCAAAATCGAAGTCCATGTTCGCGCCGGCGCGGTACTTGAACTTGCCGGAGAACAGGAAGGTCGGACGGAACATCTTGTAGTGCTTGTTCGTCCCCGGTTCACCGAAGTAGCTGAACGCCTGCTGGGCTTCGGCATTGATGGTGGTGCCGCCGATGCCATCCAGCGGCACATTGTCCAGCGTGCCTTCCCAAGCGCGGAAGACCTTGCCGGTGGAGCCGTAGAGCAGGCTGTCGCCGGCAGTCGCCCAGCAGTTCGCCTGCATCCCCTCGAAGATGGTCCATGCCTTGGTCAGCGTGTTATAGATCAGCTGGAAGGTCTGGGACGGGATGACCCCCGGCACGTTGATCATCATGAAGTTGGCGGTGGTGTAGGTGTGGATGTCCCATCCATCACGATAGCTGCCTTCGGTGATGACCTCGGAGATCAGGTACTGGATCTTCTGCGACAAGGCGTTGTTCAGCACCGAGTCAGCAGCCGGGTTCATGACGGAGTTCATCGTGACCATGCCGTACTGGGTCAGCATGGCGAAGTCGCCGCCGAACTTGGTCGTGCAGCGCCGGGTGAAGGTGCCGCCCACGTAGAACACGCCAATCAGTTCCCAACTGGCAGCAGAGGAAGGATCGATGCCCTTGTAAAGCGACACCTCGCCAGCGGAGGAGATGGCTGCGAGGTAGTCGTTCGGCCCGTAGCCCGAGTCGTAGGTGTAGGTGACCAGCGACTGCAGATAACCACCCCGGTTGAAGTTGCCGCCGAAGTCGAAGAACTCGGCCACACCGAACAGTTGCTCAGGCGGCAGATACCAAGCGCGGGTGCTGTTCTTCTCGACTGCCCAGATGCGGTGCTGGTGAGCAATCGGCTGGACCAGCAGCTTCGGATCGATGTTCTTCCACGTGCCCTCGACAATGCCGTCGCCGGCGGTCAGGCGAACCAGATCGGTGCCATCCCACCAGATACCGTCATCGCTGCCGTTGAACGCGATCAGGTGCGTGCCTGCCGGGTTGGCCGAGTTGGTGAACTGCCACCACGGGTTCGTGGAAGCACAGAACGGAGTCGCCGCCGAGTAGTCGCCGGCAGTGGTGATGTCCATGACCTGCGTCTGGTCGACGGCGAACAGGGTCACGCCACCATCGATGCCGTTGTAGCGCATGATGGTGCAGACCTCGCCGTCCAGCCCGGTGGCGTGTTCCCGGTAGCCCTTCCGCACCCGGACGCCAAACGGCTCGGGGAAGAAGTTGCGGAGCACCAGCGCGTCACTCTCCGGCATGTTGGAGATGGGGTTGAACGCGTTCAGCCCGCCGATCGGTGCGGTGACCGTCTTGGAGTAGCTGCGTTTGGCAGAGGCCGATGGGGAGCTCATGGTGTGCCAGTATTCCAATTTCCGTCAGGAATATTACTCATCGTCAGCCACGGGGTCTTGAACGTGTTGGCGAGGCCGAGTACCGGCGCGCCGTGGTCCTGCCCGGTGCAGGCGTCGAAGATGCGTGTGAAGTCGGCGACGTAGTTGCTGGTGTCCAGTCCCTTCGCCTGCCACATCTTCAGCTTCAGGAATTTGACCATCAGCCAGAAGTCGAAGGTAACGATGTCGAGGTCGTTCAGGATGAACGCCTGATAGCCAGCCGGCTGTTGGGCGGACTTCACCCAACCGTCGCTGATGTACTGGAAGTCGAAGATGTGGCCATCACCCTGCGGCACCGGCAAAAACTCGGTCAGACCGCGAGCGATGCGGTAGCGGGCGAACGGTCCGACCGAAATCAGCGCGTTGGTCAGCACCTGCCAGCCCTGCGGCGAGACAGGGCCGTAGGCTGGCCGGCGATTGCCGTAATCCCACAGCGTCTGGTTCAGCATCCGGCCGAAGTCAGGCGGGGCCGGGTACTGCCCGACGCCGGCAACCGAGGTGATGATGTGGGTCTTGGTCAGGAACTCCCAGTCGAACGCCATCACCAGTTCGTTGCCAGCGGCCTGCATCAGCCCGAGGAGTTGAATCGCGGTCGCTTCGGACGAGGTAACGAGTTCCGTCGGAGCAGGAAGCCCGAGTTCCATTGCTGCCTGTCTTGCGATTTGGAGCGCGTTACCTTCCATGACTTACTCCTTGGCTTTGGCTTTGTTGCCGGCATTGTTCAACAGTTGCGCCATCTGGTTCTTCAGCAGGGCAATCTCGTCGTCCCGCTTCTGCAACTCGGCTGCGATCTTGTTGTTGTCCGCTTCGCCCTTGGCTGCGTCGAGGAACAGTTGAGCCTTGCGACGCAGATCGTAGGAACCCATGATGCGCTGTGCCTTGCTGTCGTCCAGCGCAGCCAACTGTTCGACGGTGATGACGTTCATCGCCTTGAGTTCGGCGCAGAGGCCAACAGTCATCTGTGGCCACATCTCCAGCGGGGTGCCTTCGACCGCCTGCTCCAGCCCCTTCTTGAACTTCTCGTACTGCTTCTCGAAGCGGCCACGGAACTCTTCGGTGACTGGACAATCAACAGTCGTTTTGGAATCGCCCGGAACGATGATGCGAATGTATTCCTTCTCCTCATAGATGGGGCGACCTTCCTGACTGGACTTGAAGGCGTTCATCACGGGGCGGATGTAGAAAGTGGCGTAGAGCTTTGAGTCCATTGCGTACCGGGATTGGTTCGCTTGGCTCTGTGCCTCGTCATAAGTTCCGAAACCTGTTTGCATCATGTTCATGGCATTTATCCTTATTTGTCGTGGTATAGAGGGAAAACGGGCCATACCATCCCGTATTACGGTTTCGGAATAGTTATTTCAGCTATCCCGTCGCCGTTGAAATCGATGTTGTACGAATCCTCGTCCTCGGTAACGGTGAGTCCCGGCACCTGAAGAACTGGAAAATCCTCAAACGGGTCATTGTCGAGGTTCACCGCAAACAGCGCGTTGAACCCTAACGTGACGTCATAAGGGCCATCAGCCATTGCCGGCCATGACACCATCTCAAAAATGTAGTAGCCGCCGGCATCGATAGGTTCTTGGGCGATGATGCCCTCCTGTGTTCCGACGAAAACACTGTCACCAATCCGCATCCGGGAGAACGGACCATTGTGGTCGAAGCCATCCTTGTCGACCTCGTTGATGCGAACCTGATTGGGCGCACCGGCACTTCCCGCGCTGATGTAGCCCGTTGCAGGGATACCTGCGTTCGTCAGGTAGTTGTAGCGGGCATACACGATACGGATGCCGGGACCGGTCGCTGTTGCGCCGCCGGCAGCATTGGTCGCGGTCACCCGGCAGATGACCGCGTTGCCGATGTCGCTAGCCTGCACCACGTAGGTACTGTTCGTCGCGCCGACAATAAAGTTGATCCCGCTGTACCACTGGTAGGTGTAGGTGATCGGCGCAGTGCCGGTCCACGTGCCTTGCGTGGTCGTCAGGGTCGCGCCGACTTTCGCATCGCCTGTGGTGTCAGGCAAGACGGTATTGACGGGCGCATCGCCTGTTACGGGCGTGGTATCGACAGCATAGACGCCACCCAACGGGCCGACGCGCGTGCCGCCCACATAGGCATCGCCCGTAGCAGGAGGGACGTTGACCTGAAGCACCAGACCCTCGCTGGCATTGAACGGCAGGCCCATCGCATAGTGAGTGATCGGCGGTGGGCCAACTTGCAGCGTGCCGTCATCATCAACCTTGAACCCATTCACGTATTTCATGGAACTACCGTCCAGCCGAACACACCCGGCTCCCAGACATTATTTCCAGAACCGTCAGCCTGTGTTACTTGCCACGTGCTCCCGTTGTGGGTGCATTGGTCAGGCTCGCCGGTGAAGGCGTTCTCCAGCTTGTAGGCGTCGTACTGGTCGATCGGCTGGACCCACGGCAGCGTTTCACCGGGAATCTTCGCCTGACGGATCAGCGCGGGGATAACAGTCGGGTCAGGGTAGGTCGCCGTGTTGTAGGGCTGGATGACCCACCACAACACGTTGTCGCCATCGACGTAGAGGCCGGGGACCACATTGCCGGTCAGCGGCGCGGCGTCCGGTGCCCACGTTGCGCCCTCAAGCTGCGCGGCCTCGGCAGTGGCTTCCTGCGGGTCGCCGGCCTGCACGATGTTCACATTTGGAATCGCCGCCACAGCCGCCTCAAACGCTGGATCACCCCATGCATGAAGTAGCCCAACGGTAGGTGACGGGCTACCGTAGGCGGGAACTGAAAAGTTGTTCGGGCCATGACCTGCTAGCTCCAATGTGCTGTTTGCTGCGTCCATGTCGGCAACGGGGATTGAAGCTGAAAAATTGCTCATGGAAGTACGACTCCTGTTTTAGCTGCGACCCATGTTTCCGTGTCATCGATTTCCTGTGCAGTGGTTAGACGACCGAGGACGATCAGGCTGTAGATGCGACCGTTGAAGAATAAGCTGTCGGCCAGCGATCTGAATCCGATGAAGAGGGGGTAATTTCCGAAGTTTCCTGTACCTTTATCGCCCGTTCCGTTTGTACCAGAAACAGCGTTTCTTCGGATGGTGGAGAGATCACCCGAAATGTTGTGTGTTGTGGTTATTACTGCGGTATCAGTGCCGGTTTGAATTTGCGTACCTGCTGTTAAGCTAGGGCCAGCGTCACCTGCGCCTCTAGACAACGATGAATAGGCGTTAAATCCTGAGTCCGTTCCAGTAACAAGATAAAACGATCCTAGATTTGTGGCAACGGCAGACGAAAGTTCAGAGAGCATCCTCACCGTGTCATCAATCTTCCGCACCCCAGCAAACACGCTCATCTTGTCCGTGCTGGTGAAGTCAATACTCGCCGTGCTCAGCGAATCATCCACCCCATCAAACGCGAGGTAGTTATTCACCCCGTCATTCTGTAGTATCGGCTTCTTGGCGGTGGTGGCTTGGGAGGCGTGGTTGTTGTTCCCGGACTTGTCATTGATGCGCCCTACCGGCTGCCCCGCTGCCGTTACCGGAATGGTACCTGCCGCATCTTGAAACATCGTGCTGAGGTCGGACGGGTCGTACCACGCTCCTTGCTCGTTGTTCTGGAACAGGTCGATAGGCGAGAAGGACGTCGCCAACTCGCTGATATAGATGGCCCCGAGGGGTGTGACGGCGATACCACCCTCCATCAAAGCACCGACCGGAGCCGGGCCTTGAACCACGAAGATGGAGCCGTTATCTGCGCGGCGTCCGGGCAGCATTACGGGGTGGTATCCACCCAAGACAACACGTCTGTCGTGTAGGTCGGTGCGAACAGTTGT